ACTCTCCAGATTTAGGAGCTAGGTCCTGTACTGGACTAAATGAGGGTAGTGAAACACTTTCTGTAAAAAGTTGTACTGTATTAGCTTTTGCTGTGCCAACAGTATCTTCTAGAACAACTCCAACACCGAAGTCATTGGGTTGATATGAATATTTTAAACCAGCCATAATTATTTACCTTTACTTTTAACTTCTTCAACGTATTGTTTTGCAACTTCTGGTATACTATCAACGCTTACCTCGCTACCACTATTAAGTTTGGACCAGTTTTCTTTACTAAATCCAGAATGACTATTAAATCTTGGTATACCGTTACAGTCTGATTTCTTTTTAATCTTCATATGACCTCAAATACGTTTGCTGTGAATGTTGCTTCTACTAATAGCACATCGGACGACACATCCTCTAGCTCGGGTTGATAGTTTACATTTGCTATCGTGCCATTAAAGAATTTTTGTTCTCCCTCTACTCTGTAATCAGAGTTATTTCTAATTAATTTTTTTAAGCGTTCCATTACAGATGAAACAGTAGCAATGTGAGTGCTCTTTCTCCTATCGCCGGGTACAATCCTATAGTACTGGACCAAAACTTCATAAGCTCGAGTATGACTACTTGCAAACTGGTCTTCCAAGATATCTGCAACTGGGACCAAGTTAAACCAGTTCGATCCGCGCTGCATGTATTCTGTATCGTAATAAACAGATTGTGTAAACTCTGCATTAATTAAATCTTGTAATGCACTAAGTACATTTTTGTCTAAATGATTGGTAAATGTGATTGGCATTAGCGGTAAATCTGCCCACTTCTAACGCTGCCGATCTGGACCTCGGTACTTTGAAATGTTACTGCAAATTCATCTGCGGTTGTATATAATCCCGGACTCCAGATAATTTTTGCCCCATAACATAAATCTTGTAGGTCCCCAGTGATCAACTCGCTTGATACATGCTGCTGCTGCTTTAATCCATCATCGTTTTTGATCCATACTGAATAGGTAATTGTGCTATTTTTATTTGAGCTATTAAATGTACCACCTTGATCAATTATTACTTTAACCTCATCGTAAGAAACGCTAGGTGGATTGACAATCTCGATCTGCGGCGTACCAGTAGAATTAGCATGCTGACTTACAACTTGTACTATGCCATTTTCTGTTCTATAGCTTGTTTCATTCCATAGTACAAATTCGCGTCTTTTTAATTTGTCTAGTAGTCCACTTTCTTCTTCATTCATTGCAAGAGCATATAGCTCATCTGCTTTTTCTGCGTCATCCCTACGGACCAAGTTAGATACAGCTAAAATAGCATTAATGCGGACCAGTATAAAATCATACTTTGTACCGGATGCGCCTTGATAGTCTGGATTTTGTCTAGGGTAGATTGGCCTATTAATAAAACTTCTAATCATATCCGCAGCTTCGTTAACTGCTTGCTGCTTTAATGTGGCAAAATCTTGACCCTCTTCAAAGTTAGCTGACTCAAGTGCTGCAACACTACTAGATGTTTCAAAGTACTCAATGCGATCATCTGCTGCAATGTAGCGCCATTCTCCGTTGACATTTGGAGCATCAGATTGTGCTGCTCCAAGATCTTTACCATCTTTAAATAAAACGCTGCATGCTCCAGAGTTATGTAAATAGTATAAATTTGTAACGCCACTTGCGACCCAATTGTTGGGTAGGACTCGCTTACGATCATAGGCGCTTACATCGCCAATCGCTTGGAGATCTGTTGTTATATTACAAAATGCTTCGTATCTACTCATGCTAATGCTATGCTTCCTATATTAGGGAGAATGGTTACATCGGGCACAGTTGTATTGCGTATTAATGCAAGGATCAAGCCAAGAATTACAGTACTATCTGCGTTACTTAGGTCACCTACCATAAGCTCTAATTCTTTTAACTGATTCATTACTTCAATTAGATTGTCAATTTTTTCAGCTTCAGTGCCCATATGACTCAACTATATCTAAAAAGTGCTGGTGTGTACCCTTACCCTTATATGTATTGTAATTTTTTTTCCAATAAATTGCTTGTTCTTCAATGTTATTTGGTAGCGCTTGCGGAGTTCGCCTGTAATGCAAACGACACATTGCTATTTGCAAAGCTATGTTATATTGCATCAATTTGCGCCATTCTTCCGGACGCGGGTCCATAAAGTATCGTAGATCTACCATGCAGACATTTGCTACTTTTTTCATTAGCTCTGCTCTATATTTTAAGTAGTGCAAACATATGTCAATTGCAGTAGGTATTTCGCATTGAAAAAAGCCAATTGCTGGACCTTTTACTTGCATTAGGTACTGATACTTAGATTCGACTAATCCAGTGTGATATACAAGCGATTCTGCTTGAGCGCCGCCAAGACTTAGCTCATTTAATATTTCGCTGATCAGCTGCTGTATTTGCTTTTTATTTATCACTTAGAAATTCCAGACAAGTTTCCCAATTTGAACAACGACATCCATGCATTCTTTTGCCAGCTGCTGTTGTTCTGATTTTGAGATTTTACCGTCTTTTTTTGCATCGTGGTATTTTTGAGCTACTTCTTTTACTTCTTTTACAAGTGGCTTATAGCGTACTGCTACAAGAGACATAACTGCTCCTAAGATAATAACCAGCATATATGCTGCATTGCTTAATGATAACCATTCCATATTATTTTTCCTTTAGTATCTGTTTTATTTCTTTAATGTCTTCCATCATTACATCTAGCTGAAACGCAATAAGATTACGATCAGCTTGAAATGAGCGTTCATCGACTTTCATCGTTAATTCTTTTTGAATGCTGCTTATATCTGCTTTCATAAAGCCATATGCAAGTGTCATTGATGCAATCAACACTATAACTGTAATAACATTCTCTATTGATATATTTGTATTTAGCTTCATCACCATTTAACCTTTGCCGACCAGAAACTGCCGCTCATTACACCTTTTTTTATGCCCTTTGCATGCCTCGCCAAAAAACTCTTACGCCTAGCTTTTTGCGCTGGAGTCTTAGGGTTTTTACCCGCACCAGATACGCCTTGCTGGCCAAATCTAATTAGCTTGGTTTGACCAGATTTGTCACGCGCTAGGACCATGTGACTTTTGGTTTTGTGCTTTGGGGTGCGCTTTGGTTTGTTAAAACCCTTTAAGTTAAATCGCGCTAATCTTGGATCTTTTGCCATTATTTACTCCCGCCATTGTTTTTGCCTTGCAGATACGCAACGCTTTTGCTTAAATCTTCTAAGTTTTCATCTTGCCTATCAAATTTGCGGTCAATCTTGTCATTCATTGTTTCTTTAAATGAATTAACAGAATCAATTAGCTTAATAGAGATGCTTTGCGTATTTGATAGCTCTGCGCTCATCTTACTTAGATCAGCGCGTATAGATTCTAGGTCCTCAGTTTGTTCTTTCTGGGAATTGACAAGATTAAGCAAGAGATAGCCGAATAAAATCGCCAAAAATCCCGCTGATCCAATCTGGACCCAAAGTTCCGCAAGTTCAGTCATTATTTTTTCTTCCTACCTACTTTTTTAGCGTATTTCTTTGCTGCTTGTTTTCCCTTTTTAGTATAAGAGAACTTTTTCTTACCTACTTTTGGCATGTGATGCTCCTTTTGTATCTGTTAATAAAAAACTCATGTGATATATCCTTTTCAGTAAGCACTATTTTCGTTTCGACTTTTTTGAAAATGGATTTAAATTTATTTCTTTGTACCATGCTTCAATCTCTTTCATTTCAGCATCATGTATTGACTTGAGTTCATCAACTCGTTGCTCAAGCTCTGCCACTCTTCTTGCAGTATCGTCAATTTTCTGTTTAACACTATACGCTGCGCCAAAAATTGACAGCAATAAAAAAGCGCTGTTAAACATCCAGCGAAGATTAACCCTAAAAGAAAGTGTGTCTCCATCCGTAATCTCGCCTGTGTACGATCTTGCACCCTTGCCATTCATATCTCCAAACCAGCTACACTCCAGCCGCCATCACAAGCACTAAGAATAAAAATAGCAAATATGATTACTACGACTGATATTACCGTAACTAAATCTTTTCTATCTTCACTCACCAGACCACTCATCCTTTTTCATTTCAGCTAAACATTCACCATGTGATAATGCAGTAATACCAGCTGTATTTTTTACCTCATCAAATGTTCCATCAGCTATTGCTAACTCATACTTAACAAGAACCTTTGTATTGTCTTTATTCCATCTTGGTGCGCCTAATTTGCCTTGCTTAAATGCACACTCTTGCCAACTTGGATTTTGTAATAGAGTTTTATCTACCACAGATTCTGTATACGTATACTCTTCATCTTTTTTAGGCACAGAATGAGGCTCTGACATGAGCTTTTCAAGTAGCTCTGCTTTGGTGTCGCTTGAAGAATAATCTACATCACAATCATCCATATACGCTTTTATCTCTGCTTTCGTATTATCATCAGATGGATAAAACGAATATTTGTCAACTTGTCTGGTAGCTTTTTTAGAAATCTCTTTATAAGTGTACTCATTCCAAGACAATCTATCAGCAGTTTTGAGTTTGCTTGGTAATGCTGACTCCCATTTAGCTTTAGTTAATATTAAATATGTATTAGTCATTTTTGTGCTTTCCTTTGCCATGCTTATAATTTTTAGATACTTC